AAATTCGGTAGAGATGAATCTGATGTATTTGGTGGTATTGTAATGCAAAACAAAAACAAAAAACCAAAGGATATTTTAAAAATAGTATTAAAGGATAAGTTTTTAACTAAAAATATTAAAAGTAAGGGAATTAGTAACAAAGAGTTATTGAATTATATTGATGGTGAATTAAGATTTGCTAGATAGGGAAATAATTATGAAAATTACACCAGTACAGGTTAAAAAATACAACAAAATAAGAGGTAAATATGGCTAAAGGCTTAGATTGTGGAACAAGTTATTATATAACAGCCACAGAAAATAGTATGAAAAAACAAAGAAATGTATTCTTAACCGTTGACGGAGATGCAAATCAAGTTAAACGAATGTTAAAGCGTCAAAAAATACCATTCGTTGAAAAAGCAGGTAAAGTTCACATTGTTGGACAACACGCATTTAACTATGCACAAATCTTCTCAACAACAGAATTAAAAAGACCAATGCAATCAGGATTATTAAATCCAAAAGAGAAAGATGCATTACCAGTATTGAACGCAATCATCGGTGAATTGGTAGGAAAAGCAAAAAAAGATGAAGTATGTGTATATTGTGTTCCAGCAAAACCAATCGACCAAACAAGAGAAGTTTCATATCACGAAGATGTGTTACAACAAATCATTCAAGGTTACGGATACGATGTTAAAGTGATTGAAGAATCAATAGCATTAGCTTATGAAGGTTTGGTAGATGATGATTTAACAGGAATAGCAATTTCAATGGGTGCTGGTATGTGTAATATATGTGTGATGTATCAAGGTATGTCATCATTATCATTTTCAGTAGCTCGTGGTGGAGATTGGGTTGATTCAAATGTAGCTATGGATTGTGGGTGTTCAGTTGCTAAAGTAACTGCAATCAAAGAGAACTCACAGTTGTTAGATTTAACAAAAAGTGCTATCAATGATATTTATCAAGAGGGAAGTGAAGAATATAATATTATTAATGCTATTCGTTCTTATTATGGAGCATTGATAAATTACTTACTTACAAATTTAGCACATCAGTTTAACAATACTGAAAGTGTTCCAAACTTTCTAGAAGCGATTCCAGTTGTATTTGGTGGTGGAACAGCATTAGTAAAAGGTTTTATGGAAGTTGTAGGGGAACAATTCAATCAAGATGAGTTTCCAATAGAAGTAAGAGAATTTACATTAGTGGAAGATGCACATACAGCTGTTGCAAGAGGTTGTTTATCTGAAGCAGAACTTATTCAGGAGGAAAAGGATGAAACTAACGAAGAGTAAATTAAAAGAAATCATAATTGATGAGATGAGTCAATCTGTATCTGGAAATACAAAGTTTATCAAGAAGAATTTTTTACCAATGTTAAGACAACTTGGTGTAAAACATGTACAGGCTAAAGATGACCCATATGATAGTAAAACCAAATTATCTTTTGATACAGGTAAAGAAACAGAAGAAAAGCTCAAACAGTTGATATTAAAGAAACTTGGTAAAAAAGGTAGTGCAAAACGGAAGAAAATGAATTTTACTGTATCTATGAAAGAATTAAAAGAAATGATAAGAGAAGAAATTAATTTTATTATTGAAGAATCTGCGTACAAAACAGCTACTAAGAATGAATTAGCTATGTATTTAACTCAATTATCAAATACTATTAATGGTACTAAAGACAAAAAAATGCTTCAGTTTTTAAAAAGAACAAAAAAAGAAGTTAGTGATGAATTAAAAAGTAGGAGAAAACTTACAGAATCTTCAGATGGTAAATGGGTAGTATGGACTGCTGAAGATGCTTATGATAAAAATCAAAAAATTATGAAAGTGGCTAAATCTCGCAGAGCTGCACTTATTTTCTACAATAAATTGGTTAAGACAGATAAATATGAAGCAATTGGTATGGAATCCGCAGAACATTGGAATAGAACCAATTCACCAAAAGTTAAAGAAGGAAAACTTAAAGAAATGATGAGTGAAGCTTCATTAGATGCAAAATCTGTTAAAAATATGATATGGGATATGAGAGAAGATATTGATAAGTTAGTTGATATTGGTGAAGATTATGCTATATTTCAGAGTGCAAAAGCAGCTAGTAAAGCATTAAAACAAATTCAAAAATTATTAAAGAATGTTCGGTAGGAGAACTTAAATGAAGTTCACAAAATACAGATTAAAAGAAATTATAAGAGAAGAGATACAAAATTTAACAGAAGCAAAATCAGAAAAAGTATATATGTTAAATGGTATGTTGTGGTTATCTTATTCACCAAATAGTGGCCAAACAACAAGAATTAGAGGTAGAGGGTGGATAACAGATAAATCAAGTGAAAAGAATTTTGATTCTGGTGTAAAAGGATTTGCTAAATGGTCACAATATCAAAAGCCAATAAAGAAAAAAACAGCAAGTAATGGAAGTAAAGTATCATTGTTTAAGATTCCAGAATATTCTGGAGGTGATGCAAAAGAATATGACATATGGGGTGGTGATGAAAAACCAAAGAAATGGGCTTATCTATTAGTTTCAATTGGTAAAAAGATAAATGTAATTTCAGTATTTCGTTCAAAAGCTGAGGCTATGTCTTGGTTGGGACACACATCAGAAGGAAAACTTAATGAGGGAGCTGATTGGATTCTTTTAAAATCAATAAATAAAATGATTGATTCATATAGTGGTTTCTTTTTAGATAAAGATGATCCAATGTTTGGTGAGCCTGTTGAAGCTGGTAATAAAGAATGGAAAAAACTTTATAAGAAAGCATCAAGTAAGGATAGAAAAACTATAGATTATATTGTTAAACAACTGAGGTATTAAAATGAAATTAACCAAATCACAATTAAAAGAAATGATTAAAGAAGAACTATTGAATGAAATACCTGATTTTTCAAAACCAAGCGTTAATGATTATGTTAGAGATGGTGGTATGTTTGGAAAAGTAGTTCATGTTGATAAGGTACTCGGTAAGAATCGTGTATTTGTAGAACTTCAAAAACCAAAAAGTAGAGGATGGATGATGTATCTCACAAACAATTTAAAAGATACCAAAAAGAGAAATGTTGGTAAAGTAATTTGGGGAGTAAGATAATGAAAATAACTAAATCAAAACTTAAAGAAATGATAAGAGAAGAGTTAGTAGAGGCATCAGATAAGATACAAGTAAAGGGTGTTGGCACATATGATTATGATACTTTAAAGAAGAAGGTTCAGAAGATGTCATTAGATTTAGTTAAGAATGCGAAAAAAGGTAATTGGAAGAGATTATCTGTTCATGGTATTAGAGCTTTTGCTGAGATGTGGCAGGCGTTATCAGAATATGAAGAAAAAAAATAATTGGAGAATTAAAATGAAAAAAGTAACAATCAAAGAAATAAAACGATTCTTAAAAACATTAGAAGAAAACAGGTATAGAAAACTTGTTCATGCTGATGCTAGAAGAATTGCTTGGTTTGTTAATAATTCTTTATCAGAGGATTTTGATACAATGCCCGAAACAATGAGAAAGAAATGGGTTAAAGCAGAATACAAAAAAGAACGATATATGGCAAAGAAATTCTTGGAATCAATGAAACGGAATGAAGCTGTTGAAGAAAAAGTTAGACAAATTGTTAGAGAAACAATCAAAGATTTAATGGAAGCTAAAATGGTTCAATGGCAAATTCCAGATTCAGACAAGAAAATTGTGATGACTATATTAAAGAAATTAAAATTAAAGTCAGGTAAAGATTATGATTTTGGTGTGGGTAAAGGTGCTACATTTGTATTAGAATTGGATAAAAAATATGAAAATAAAGTATTAGAAATGTTGTTACAGAAACGAGTTAGAATACATGGATTATAAAATAAGAGGTTAATATGGTGATACGGATAAATGTTATAAATAATAATGTTGAATTAGCATTAAAGAAGATGAAACAAAAGATAAAAGATAGTGGTATGTTAGTTGAGTTAAAAGAGAGATCATATTTCAAAAAACCATCAGAAATTAAGAGAAGAAAGAAAAATCTGGCAAAATCACGACAAAAATATAAACAAATTAAAGAAAATAATAGACATTATTAAATTAATTTAAAGTTTTTCTTTAACTGTCATATATTTATATACATAGAATTATAAATACACCACTTTAAGTGAATTTGTGGTGTCTAAACATTTCACATAAACTTATTAAGTTTCCTAATAAACTTATTCCTAAAATATAATATGAGGAGAAATATCATGAGTGATATTTTGAAAGAAGCCATAGCAGATGCAAAGGCAGTTCGTGAAACAGCACTAGCAAATGCGAAGATGGCGTTAGAAGAGGCATTCACACCTCAGCTACAATCAATGTTATCTGCCAAACTTCGTGAAGATGATGAGGAATTTGAAGATGAAGTTCCTGTTGAAGATGAAGAAGAGGAAGAAGCAGAGATGGAAGTTGAATACCATGATGATATGGAAGATGAAGAATCAGTTGAAGAAGATGGGTATGAAGAGGAAGATGAACCTGAAGATGAAGTTGATATGGAAGAAGAAGGTGTCATTGAAATCAATGGTGTTAAATATGCTCCAGTAGTTACTGAAGAAGATGAAGTTACTGAAGAAGATGAAGTTACTGAAGAAGATGAACTTGATCTTGAAGCTATCATCAAAGAACTCGAAAATGAACTTTCTGAAGATGACGAAATTTCTAATGAAGAAACTGTAGTTGAAGCTGAAGAAGAAGAAAAAGAAGTTTCTGAAGAAAAAGAAGTTTCTGAAGAAAAAGAAGTCAATGAAGAAGAAGAGTTTGAAATTGATAAATCTTTATTTGAAGAAGATGAAGATGAAGAGGAAGAGGAAGTTGAAGAAGCTATTAATCCACTTCAATCTGAACTTGATGAATATAAAGAAGCTGTTCATTTCTTGAAAGATAAACTTCATGAGGTAAACATCTTGAATGCTAAACTTCTATTTACAAACAAATTGTTTAAAGAGTTCGCTCTGGATAACAATCAAAAATTAAAGGTAGTTGAAACATTTGATAGAGCACAGACTACAAGAGAGATTAAACTTGTTTATTCAACTCTTGCAGAACAGTTATCTGATAATGGTACAATTACACGTAGACATAAAAACATTAACGAATCCGCAAGTAAACCTGTTAGTTCAACAAAACCTACTAAAGAATCAAAGAAAGTGATTACTGAAGAAAGTCAAGTTGCTAATAGATTTAAGAAACTTGCTGGATTACTATAATTAGGAGAAAATAATCATGAGTGATTATATAAACGATGCTCTTTTAGGAGCAAGTCCTTATAAGAAACAGCAAGAAGAATCCAAAGCTATCGTAGCAAAATGGGAAAAAACAGGTCTTCTTGATGGTTTGAATGAGGATTTTAAAAGAAGTGGAATGGCTACAATGCTTGAAAATCAAGCTCGTCAGTTAATTTCAGAAGCTAGTGGTACTGGTGGTCGTGCTGGTGGCGCTCTAGGTGGTAGTGGTGGTACTAGCTCAGAAGAGTGGTCAGGTGTTGCTCTTCCATTGGTTCGTAGAATCTTTGGTGAGATTGCAGCTCAAGACTTTGTAAGTGTACAA